ATAGTGTATGATGTGATAAGCTATGCAATACGTGCAAAGCTGTTATGCAAAACTAACATAAGACAATAAATCCGTTTTAGTGTATAACTTATTTATATTGATTATTTGCTAGTTTTAACTCTACATAAAATAAACTAAGTGCCTGACAGGGTGCGGCGGTGCAGGGCTCTCGGTAGACTTGCAGTCTGGGAACGGACTTTCAATAACTGCTTTCTCTGGGCGAGTTTGTCTCTAAGCTGTCAGGAAAGCCCACTCAAGCTAGAAGGCGGACTCTTGGCGGAGTAGTAGGTCTAGCGTCTCTGTTGTCTGTAATTATTCAAATTACACTGATGAGCCGTCAGTAACGGCGAAACAAACGGAGTCTTATATATGCCTAAACGTATAAATAAGAAGGTTGCAAAGATGCAGAACGAGGACAGCTTGGCTAAGTTCAAAGACGAACAAGCAAAAAACGAGCACTTTGCGGCATACAATAAAGAGACTGACAAAGACAAAAAAAAGAAGATGTTGTCTGAAGCAGTCGCAGAAGGTTGGCTCTAGTCGTATGGTGTCCAGAGTGTAGACGAGGCGGCGTTCCTGCCTGTCCGCACACTCACATTATAGGGCTTGGCTGTCAAACTTTGGAGCACATGTTCAACGAGTTAAAAATTAATAGTATTGGTTTTGTAACTGGTGGGCGTGAGCTCTTAGACTCGCAAGAGTCTATTTTTACTGAGTCACTAGAGGACGTTCTATCAATAGAACAAAAACTAGAGCTTATTAAAAATAAATACTTTAGTAAATATAAATAGACATGTCTGGGCGGTTGACTTTTAGCCGCCCTGCATTTAAACTAAAATAAACAAACTAACAACGGAGTAAAAAACTATGTCTAGAAGCTACCCAATATGGATTGATACATATAACAACGCCTATTCTAACAACGGTGCAAAGTCTCAAGGTGTTAGAGATTATGCACAGTCAAGAATTTACGTTGGCACAAGTGCCTCTAATTCTTTTGATTTTGGCGGATATAGTGTCAGCCATTCAGACAACGGCAAAGAAAAAACATATAATTTTTATTTTGATGGCGAGTTAATTAAAACTGCTACTTATAATAAAAATAAAAAGACTATGAAGGCTACCGCTTTTTTAAGTGAAGAGGCTCTAAAAGAGAAATACTTTAAAAAGTGGAAGGACGAGGAAGAGCAAAAAGAGGCGGCGTTCAGGAATGAGCGTTACGCTGAGAGACTAAGAGTCAACGGCTTTAGAGACTAACAACACAAACAAAGGAGCAATATGTCTTGGTTAGTATACAAGACTAAAGTTGTAGCAACGTATACTTTTATATACGCCCAGAAGGTCTGGGGATTGCTACCATTTTAGATAAGAGCGAAACAGGGCGGAGCTTTCCGCCTTGTCTCTGGGTCATGCCCAGACTGATGAGCTCAATTTATGGGTCGTGCTTTGCACTCTAGTCAGCTTGTATATGTTATAATTAGTCTTGAACGCTATGCGAGACACTCGTTAATAATTCAGTTGGTGACTTGCTGAAAACATATATAATTAATTCAGTTAATGACTGACTCGGAGATAGGCGGCTTGTTCGCCTACTCCACCAAAAGACTAGACGGCGTTTAGTTTTTGATATATTGCTTATTGGTGACTTTTTAGTCACAGCAGAGTTGTCAAAGACTAGACGGCGTTTTTATTAACAAACTAACAAACGGAGTATACTATGTATATAGACAAATATAATATCACTGTTAGCGGTGATAAATATAACGATAAGACAAAAAAGAACGACCATGACGTTGAAGTGGTAAATGCTTCAAGTAATGAGCCTGTAAAAATAAAGAGCTTATTAGAAATAATAGACTCTATGATGGAAGCTCATGAAGGCTGTCAGATTGAAATAGATGTAAAAATAAAACAACACAGGTATGAGTAATATATGAGATACTTTTATAACTGTAATGATGGGCAAAACACTGACAAAAGCACCGCTCACATAGAGGCTATGTCATATAAAAAAATGTTAAAAATACTGCCTTCAAAATATCCTGAAGGTACTATTGTTAATGTTATGTATACAAATAAAAAGAAGAGACTAATATCAAAAAGAATAAAGGTTGGTTCTAATGATTGAGATATTTTTAGAAACACCTATAGAGCTCAAGGTACTTATCTTGGGCTCTATTTTTTTGATACTAAAAGAGTTATTTACAGGAAGGACTAGACGGCATGGCGAAGACAAAAATCACATGGACAATTAAATCTAAAATAATTAGTTTTTTATTGACTACACAATACCGTAAAGAGTATGACTGTATGACACCATCACAAGTAGCTCACAAGTCAGCAACACTGATTGAGAAAATCTTTGAGTCTGACTTGCCGCCGCTCTTGGCGTTATCTAATGAGTTACAGAAAACAATCAAAGAGGACTAAAGTTGAAAACAATAAAACAAATAAAAGACGTGCTATCTTGGGAAACTTCTCAAGGTAGCAGAGCAGAGACTTGTATTAATTTTTTGGGTCACTCAAAAAAACCTAATGCAATAAATGAAACACACTTAGAAGACTTGACGGCGTTTATAAAAAATCGTGGAGTCAAAGGTTCTACTGTTAATAGGTATCTTGCAAGTATTAGTAAAATATTAAAGTATGCTTACAACAGACCTAGTGTCTACAATATGACTAGACTGCCGCACATTGTCTGGCAGGAAGAGTCAAAGGCTAGACTTAGATTTATGACAGCAGACGAAGAGCAAAGAATGATTAAGATACTAGGCAAGAGTCCATATCTTAGTCTATTTTTATTTTTGTTAGATACAGGCGTTAGACTAGGCGAAGCGTTGTCATTTAAAAAAGATGCAATACAAAGACTAGACGGCAAATACTTTATTGTATTGTATGCAGATGAGACTAAAAACAATACGACTCGGAGTGTACCGTTGACTAGACGGTGTGTAGCTATGTTGCAAAAAACAGGTAATTTTAGTCACCTAAACTATAACATGGCGGAGCGTGTTTGGCAAAAGCTACGTAAAGAGATGGGACTAGACGGCGATAAGCAGTTTGTAATACACTGTCTACGTCACACGTGTGCTTCAAGACTAGCTCAATCAGGTAAAGTAGAGTTACACTTTATTAAAGAATGGTTGGGTCATAAGTCTTACAACATGACACTTAGGTATGCCCATCTAATGCCTAAAAATTTACTAAAAGCTGTCAATATACTAGAAGACTACAAGTAAAGTTCCCATAGTAGATAGCACAAATTAACACATAAACTTATAGGAGTTACTTTGACCAAGATATTAGAAATAATGCCTACTTTCCCTGACCAACAAGCTAATGAGAAGGACATGGCTGAAAGTGGTAAAAATAGAACCAACAAAAGACTTCATTCTCATATTGAGCGTGAAGAAGAGAGTGTTACCAGTTACGGTAAAGTAATGGTAGCCAATACAATCAGACCTTTAGCAATGGCTATTGGTGACTGGATAACTTATACTGCTAAAAACACTGTGAGTAAACCACCTATAGCTTTCACTAAACTATGTGAAGTTGAACCTGAGATATTGGCTTTGATTACAGGTAAGCACATAATAAATACAATCACACAATACAAACCATTGACCGCTACATGTATAAGTCTTGGTGGTAAAGTTGAGACTGAAATTGCACTAAAGAATTTTAGACATCTTAACCCTGAATTATACGATACGGTTAAACAAGACTTGGACAAGAGGTCTTGGAATTACACTTACAAGCGTAGAAAACTAAGAGAGAGTTCTAAGCGTGACAATGTCATGGCTTGGGAAGAGTGGACTACGCCCACAAAACTACACGTAGGTCTCAGACTTGTTGAGCTTATGATTGAGTCTACTGGTATGATTGAGATAGGTGTAGAGACTATTAAACATAAAAAAGCAAAGATAGTTAAACAGACTCAGAAGACTAGAGACTGGATTAAAAACAGAAATGCTTTTAATGAGTTACTAAACCCTGACTACATGATGACGGTTATGCCGCCAAAAATGTGGGACTCAGTTGAAGGTGGTGGCTACTGGACTAAAGAGTTACCGTCATTAGATTTAGTAAAACAAAAGAACAAATTGTTTGCACGTGAATTAGCAAACTTTGACATGCCTAAAGTATACAAGGCGGTGAACGCTATGCAGTCAACCGCATTTAAAATAAACAAATACATCTTAGGCGTAATGGCAGAGGCTTGGGACAGAGGACTTGCTATCGGTGGTATGCCACCTATTAAAAATCTTGAAGTACCTAACAAGCCTCTTGACATTAAAGATAACAAAGAGTCAAGACGTAAATGGAAGAAGGAAGCAGTTATAGTGCATACAGAAAATGCACGTATGTTTTCTAAAAGAATGTTGTACGCAAAGATATTACACTTGGGTAATAAATTTAAAAATTACGCCACAGTTTACTTTCCGTTACAATTTGATTTTAGAGGCAGAGCATATTGTGTACCTGCATTTTTAAACTATCAATCAATCAATGGTGCAAAAGCATTGTTGTCTTTTAGTAAGGGTAAACCTATTACAAAAGAAAACAGAGGCGATTTTTGGTTGGCTGTGCATGGTGCTAACATGTACGGTAACGATAAAATATCATTACAGGATAGAGTTCAGTGGGTAAAAGATAATGAAGACTGGATTATAAAATGTGTTGATGACCCATTTACAAATAGACAATGGGAAGACGCAAGTAATGCTTTCCAATTTTTAGCGTGGGCTGAAGAGTGGAAGAGATATAAAGCTGAAGGTAATGGCTTTGTGTCTAACATAGTTGTTAATGTTGATGGCTCTTGTAATGGTTTACAAATTTACTCTTTGATGTTGCGAGACAAAAAAGCAGGTGAGTTAGTAAACTTATTACCTAGTGATAAACCAAAAGACATTTATCAATTAGTTGCAAACTCTGTAATAGAGACATTAAAAGAACATGCAAAGGTCGGTAGACCGTATGCACAACAATGGCTTGACTATGGAGTAAAGCGGTCAACTACTAAAAGAAGTATTATGACTATCTGTTATGGAAGTACCAGATATTCTTGTACGGACTTTGTTGTTGAAGACTTAACGAAGCGTAAAGATAAAGGTGAGATGCACCCATTTATTGACGATATGTTTAAACCTGCATCTTATTTAGCAAGTATAATATGGGACAGTATCGGTGACAACTTAAAATCAGCAAGAGTTGGTATGAAGTTCTTACAAGATATTGCACGTGTTGTATCTAAGTTACAGTTGCCTATACATTGGGTTACACCAGTTGGTTTTCCAGTGTATCAGTCATACCCTGAAATGAAATCTAAAAGAGTCAAGGCTATGCTTATGGGTGAAGTTATAAAACCACGTATCAATGTAGAAGATGACAAAACTGATAGACTCAGAATGTCTAACGGAGTTGCACCTAATCTGGTTCATTCTGTAGATTCTGCGGCTATGATTGAAACTGTCAACATTGCATTAGAGAATGGTATTGAAAACTTTTGTAACGTGCATGACTCGTTTGGTACTACTGCGGCAGACGTAGAAGTATTGAATAAAAGTCTAAGAGAAGCGTTCATACAGATGTTTACTGATAATGACATACTAGCGAATTTCAGAGATGATGTATTGAGACAGCTTCCTGAAGAGTACAAGACTAAGTTGCCTGAAGTTCCGCAAAAAGGTGACTTAGATATTAATGAATTGCGGAATAGTGAGTTCTTTTTTGCATAAGAAAAGTACCCCTAGTAGACAATAAAAAAGGAGACTTAAAAATATGTCTAAAAACAACAATGTAAGGATTGTTACGCCAATAGGTATTTCACAATACGCATGGCTTACAACTCCTGATACGCAATTTGACCAAGATGGTCATTATAAGACCAACCTTATAGTCAATGCGAAAGAGTCTCAATCAGTTGTCAAAGCGATTGATGATGAGATTAAGAAAAGTGTTACTCTTGCTAAAGAGAAGACTAAAGGTAAAGAACCTAAAATGGCAAATCTTCCATACGAAGAGGAAATCATTGAAGGTAAACCTACTGGAAATCTTATCTTCAAGTTTAAGACCAAAGCTAAAATCATAACTAGAGATGGTAAAGTTATTCCAAATAAAGTTGCTATCTTTGATAGTGCAGGGAAACCTATGGTTGATGCTAATGTCTGGTCAGGCAGTGAGATGAAAGTATCAGCAGAATTGATACCTTATTACACCGCTATGGCAGGTGCAGGAGTAAGCCTTAGATTAAGGGCAGTGCAGATAACTAAACTTGTAGAGGGTGGAGCAGGTAACTCAAAAGGTTACGGCTTTGACGAGGTGAAAGATGGTTACGTTGCACCAGAAGACAAGACATTTGAAAATGAAGTGGCAAACTCGCAAACTGACTTCTAATCAAGTAGGTCTTAAATATGGTTTTAGGTCAGGCTTGGAGATAGCAATATCAGAAGAGCTTGACTTAAACAAAGTTAAATACGAATTTGAAAAGATTAAATTAAAATACACTGTGCCTGAGAAGGTACATACATATACACCTGATTTTTATTTAAAAGAAAAAGATTTTTTTATAGAGACAAAAGGTTTGTTCACATCTCAAGACAGAAAAAAGATGAGATTTATAAAAGAACAACACCCTGAGTTAGACATAAGATTTATATTTAGTAATAGTAAACAAAGAATTAGTAAAAAAAGTAAAACAACTTACGGAATGTGGTGTGAGAAATACGGATTTAAGTATGCTGACAAACATATTCCAATAGAGTGGTTATGATGAATGACAAAGACATTAAAGAATACCATGATACAATTAACAAATTAGAAAAAATGAGTAACGAAAGAAAAGAAACAAAGTACATTGTAATTCATAGTAGTGAATCTACACCTAAAGAAGACTTTGATGTAAACGATATTGACACACAACACCGTAAAGACGGTTTGTTTTCTTGTGCGTTCCATAAAATAATAAAAAGAGATGGTACTATACAAGATGGTAGAGACATAAAAATAGCAGGAGCACACATTGCTGATGGTTCTCTAAAATTGTCTAATAAAAATTCCATAGGTATCTGCTTAGTAGGCGGAAAAACTACAGATGGACAACCTGACTGTAATTACACGTTCAAACAGTACACCGCTTTGGTAAACCTCGTTAAAAAGTTGAAACAGGATTACAGTGGGGTTGAGATAGTAGGTCACAGAGATGTGGCAGACTCCGTATCTCCGCACTTTGATGTATCAGAGTTGCTGAGATAGTTTGTTGGGGTGGTAGAGAAGCGAGAGTGGAAACTATCACCCCTAAATAATTAGACAAAAAATTTTATGCAAAAAACTGAAAGTGAATTTTTATATCATACGTCTTGCGACAACTGCAATTCTAGTGATGCCAACTCCGTCTATTCTGACGGACATACATATTGTTTTTCATGCAATACAACAACAAGAGGAAACGATTTGAATAATCCAATAGCAACAGAAACCAGTAAAGAATTTATTGAAGGTAGTATTACGGAATTAAGTAAACGTAAAATTAATTACAACACAGTTCAAAAATTTAATTATCAATCTGGTGCATGGTTTGGTAGACCATGTCAAATAGCAAACTACTACAACAAAGACAAAGAGCTTGTTGCACAAAAACTTAGATACCCTGATAAAACATTTCAGTGGTTAGGTGATGCCAGAGAAGCAGGTTTGTTTGGTCAGCATTTGTGGAGAGACAAAGGTAAGATGTTGATTATTACAGAAGGCGAAATAGATGCAATGAGTATATCTGCTATCAACCAGAATAAATTTCCTGTTGTCAGTATAAAATCAGGAGCTCAAGGAGCAAAGAGAGATATACAAAAAGAGTTAGAGTGGGTTGAAGGATTTGACTCTGTGTATTTTTGTTTTGACCAAGACGAGCAGGGTAAGAAGGGTGCAATAGAATGTGCTAAATTACTTACACCTAACAAAGCAAAGATATGTACGTTACCATTAAAAGATGCAAACGAGATGTTACTTGCAGGTAAAGTAAAAGAATTAACAGATTGTATATGGTCAAGTAAAGCATACAGACCTGATGGTATTATACTTGGTGCTGATATTTGGAATGATATAAAAAAAGAAGATAAGTATGTTACAGCAAAATATCCTTTTGAATGTATGAACGTAAAGACTCATGGATTACGTAAAGGTGAGCTTGTAACTGTAACAGCAGGTAGTGGTGTAGGTAAGTCTAGCTTTTGTAGACATGTTGCACTTAGTTTATTAGAACAAAAATATACAGTGGGTTACATAGCACTAGAAGAAAGTATTAAACGTAGTGCACTTGGTATTATGGGTGTACATTTAAAACAACCATTACATTTAACAAGAGAAGGAGTAGATGAGAAACAACTTCATACCGCCTTTACCTCTACTATTGGTAATGGCAATTTTTATTTATACAATCACTTCGGTGCAACCGTAGCAGATAACTTATTGTCAAAGATAAGATACTTAGCTAAAGCATGTAATGTTGACTGGGTAATACTAGACCATTTACACATGGCATTGTCAGCACTAGGTGATGAGCATACTAATGATGAAAGAAAACTTATAGACTACTTTGTAAGTAAACTTAGAACATTAGTAGAAGAGACAGGCATTGGATTAATTTTAGTCAGTCATTTGCGTAGGTCAACTGAAGGTGACAAAGGTTTTGAAGATGGTAAACAAGTAACATTAAGTAGTCTAAGAGGAAGTCAATCAATAGCACAACTATCAGATTTAGTTATTAGTATGAGTAGAGATTTAAAATCAGAAAACAATATAGCAAAAGTATCTATACTAAAAAATAGATTCTCTGGTGAGACTGGTAGTGCATGTAGTTTACATTATGATTTACAAACAGGTTGTTTATCAGAAGTAAAAGCAGAGGTGTTAGATGACTTCTAATTATATTAAAGAAAAAAAAGCGGCTATGACATGGACAATGTATGTTATGGAAGCTGTAGGTAGAGCGAAGAGAACAGGAATACCTGTTACTTTACACGTAGGTAAAGAAACTTCTGCTATGGTATTGCAAGAAGCACTTTTGTCTCTTGCATTTAGTGGAGAAGATGCCGCTTGGAATGTTCACATACAAACACATACGGTACACTAATGAGACCATTACCACACGTTACTAAAAAGATATTAAACGCAGACTATGTACAACTGACATGGTCGGACATAAATTCTGACAGCTCATGGAAAACTTTGAAAGATGCCATGAACAGTAAACCCACAATTTGTATATCAACAGGTTGGTTAATTAAAGAAGACAAAGACGTTCACATATTAGTTGCTGATGTAAACTTTGAAGACAATGGTACACTAGGTGATGTAGGAAATATAACTACAATACCTTCTAGCAACGTATTAAAAAAGAAAAAGATTATACTATGAGATATTGCTTTGATATAGAAACAGATGGATTTTTAGATACAGCTACAAAAGTTCACTGTATAATTTTAAAAGATATAGACACAAACAAAATACTTCATCTTAATAATGAAGAAGCTGTAAATAAATTAGAACAAGCAGAATTAATTATTGGTCACAACATTATCAAGTTTGACATACCAGTTCTTAAAAAGTTTTATAATTTAAAATCAACTGCAAAAGTTTTTGATACTATAGTAGCAACTAGATTGTTATTCCCTGATATTAAAGACCAAGATTTTAAACATAAGAATTTTCCAAGAGACTGTATTGGCAGACACAGCTTGAAAGCGTGGGGTAACAGGGTGGGCGAATATAAAGAACAGTTTGATACAGATTGGAAAGAATTTAGTGTGGGTATGCTAGAGTATTGTATTCAAGATGTTCAGGTCACTCACACTTTATTCAATATGATTGAGAAAAAAGGTTATTCTCAACAAGCAATGGATTTAGAACATGATGTTGCCGAGTTAATATTTAGACAAGAAAGATATGGTTTTACTTTTAATAAAGAGGAAGCCGAGAAGTTATACACTAAATTAAATACTAGAAGAATAGAGTTAGAAGAACAACTACAAAAAATATTCTTACCTATTACAGAGAAGAGAGTATCAGAAAAAACAGGTAAGCAATTAAAAGATAGAGTTACTGTCTTTAATCCTAGTTCACGTCATCACATAGCTGATAGATTAAAAACTAAGTATGGTTGGGAAGCTAAAGAATTTACTAATGATGGTAAACCAAAACTAGATGATACTGTATTAAGTAAACTGGAATATCCTGAAGCAAAAATTTTATGCGAACATTTTTTATTAGATAAAAGAATTGCACAACTAGCTACAGGCACACAAGCATGGTTGAAACATGAAAATAATGGTAAGATACATGGCACATGTAATACTAATTCAACTGTAACAGCACGTGCAAGTCATTCGTTTCCTAACATGGCACAAGTACCAAGCGTGTCTGTACCATTTGGTAAAGAATGTAGAAGTTTATTTACTGTACCTAGTGGTAAGAAGCTAGTAGGTATAGATATATCAGGATTAGAAGTTAGAATGTTAGCACACTTTATGTCTAAGTATGACAACGGTGAGTATACAAAAGTTGTATTAGATGGCGACATACATACAGAGACACAAACTCTTGCAGGATTAGACTCAAGAGATTTAGCAAAGCGTTTTTATTATTGCTTTCTTTATGGTGGTGGCGTTAAACGTATCGCTGAAGTAACTGGTAAAAAAGTTAGCGAAGCATCTAAGATTAAAAAAAGATTCTTAAACAACTTACCTGCTCTAAGTAAATTAATAGAGCAAGTACAATTAGCGGCAGAGAGAGGACATTTAGTTGGTCTTGATAAGAGACAGATTAAAGTTCGTTCAGCTCATGCGGCACTCAATACATTACTACAAAGTTCAGGAGCACTGGTTTGTAAACAATGGCTTGTTGAGTTTGATAAATTAATTAAGGATATACCTGAAGCCCAACAGGTTGTTTGGGTGCATGATGAAATACAGGTTGAGTGTCTTGAAAAAGATGCAGAGACCGTTGGTAGGTTAGCTGTCAAAGCAATCCAATGTACTGGCGAACACTTCCAATTAAGACTACCTTTAACAGGAGAATATAAAATAGGAAATGATTGGAGTGAAACACATTAATGAATAAAAAGTTTGATAAAGATTTAAAGTATGGACAGGAGAGAGAAAACAGAATTGTATCTATTCTTGATAAAGATAAAACTAAAATAGAAGTCAAAACAGAAAGAGACTGGTGGCAAAAGTCTGGTAACATTGCAATAGAAGTAGAATGTTATGGCAAACCATCTGGTATCATGGCAACTGAGGCTGACTATTGGGTTCATATATTAGCTGATGGTGATAAGGATTTTGTACGTATGATTTTTGATACTGCAACCGTAAAAAAATTAGCAAAAAAATATATCAAGAATATTAAAAGCGGCGGTGATGGTAATAGAAGTAGATTTGTTCTAGTTCCTCTTGCTGAATTATTTTTAAAAAAGAACATAGGATAATATTATGAGTGATAAACTAAAAGGTAGAAAAGTATTATTAATTGATGGTGATATTTTATTATATCAGATTGCAGTTAATAACGAAGTAGATACTCATTGGGGTGATGGACTATGGACATTACATTGTGATGAGAATAAATGTAAAGCAGATGTAGATGCAGTGATAGATGACTTAGGTTCATCATTCAGTGCAGATGATTATGTTGTTGCATTAACAGATAAGAACAATTTTAGAAAAGATGTCTTACCTTCTTACAAAGATAACAGAAGACAGAAGCGTAAGCCAATGACATTAAAAGCATTGCGTGACTATGTTATGAAAAAACATAATGGTGTAATGTGGGATAACTTAGAAGCTGATGATGTGTTAGGTATCATGGCAACTGAGCCAACTAATGAAGAAAGAATTGTAGTTAGTATAGATAAAGATTTACGAACAGTACCATGTAACTTATCTGCTGACGGTTTAAATGTAGAACAGATACCACCAAGAATGGCTGACTATAACTTTATGATACAGACATTGACTGGTGATAAAGTTGATGGCTATGATGGTATTGATGGTGTTGGTGTAGTTACTGCAAATAAACTTATACAAAAATATACTAATGTTCCATTAAAAAACTTATGGAAAATAGTAAAAGGTATATACAAAGATAAAGGTTACACTGCTAAAGAAGCTCTAGCTCAAGCTAGAGTTGCTAGAATATTAAGGCATGGTGACTACAACAAGAAAACAGGTAAGGTTAAATTATGGACAATATAAAAAACCCACCGCACTATGCTAACAAAGAGATAGAACCTATTGATTATATTATAGCTAATGGTCTCACGTATTGCGAAGGTAATGTTGTGAAATACATAACACGTTGGCGTGGCAAAGGTGGTCTTGAAGATTTAAAAAAAGCAAAACAGTACATTGATTTTATTATAGAAAAAGAAGGTGTACCAAAAGTTACAGACACACCAGATGCTACAACATAAACATATTATAATTAGAGCTGAAGTTAAACAGCCACCACAAGACATACGTAAAGTAAAGAAATGGTTGCGTAAGTTAGTCAAAGCAATAGGTATGCGTCCATTAGGTAGACCTACTGCTGTGTATGTAAACAAAGAAGAGAACAAAGGTATTACTGCGGTGCAATGTATAGAGACTTCACATATTGCACTGCATTGTTGGGACGAAGTATCTCCTGCTATTGTGCAGTTAGATGTTTACACATGTGGTACGCTAGACAAAGAAATAGTTTTATTGTTCTTAGATGAGTTTGACCCAGTCAAAGTTGACCATGCAATAATAGATAGAGCAGATTTTATTGACATTAAAAAAGAGAAAGTAGAGAGAGTTAAATTATGATAGATTATAGTAGAGACGAGTTGCTTACAGATTTTGGTAAGACAACATTAAAAGATAGATACTTATTGCCTACAGAAGATTCACCGCAAGATGGATTTTTAAGAGCGGCTAAAGCATTTTCAGATAATGATGAAATGGCTGAACGTATTTATTCTTATGCGTCTAAGCTATGGTTTATGTACTCTACACCTGTTTTGTCTAACGCAGGAAGTAAAAGAGGTATGCCTATTTCATGCTTCCTAAATTATGTTGGTGATAGTAGAGAAGGATTAACAGGACACTACACAGAAAATGCTTGGTTGGCTTCTGTTGGTGGTGGTATCGGTGGTTATTGGGGACATATAAGAAGTGATGGTACTATGACATCTGGTGGTTCACAATCATCAGGTTCTATTCCATTCTTACATGTAGTAGACTCAGAGATACTTGCATTTTCTCAAGGCAAAACAAGACGTGGTAGCTATGCGGCGTACATGGATATATCACACCCAGAGATTATAGAATTTATTGAGATGAGAAAACCTAGTGGTGGTGACATACATAGAAAATGTCTTAACTTACATCATGGTGTAAACATTAGTAATGAGTTTATGCAACTAATAGATAATTGTATAAAAGAACCTACTTATGATGACAGTTGGAATCTTGTAGACCCACACACAAAAAAAGTTGTACGTACTGTATCTGCTAGAGAGTTATGGCAAAAGATTTTAGAAACAAGAGTAGCAACAGGTGAGCCTTATGTATCTTTTATTGATACTATTAATGATGCGTTACCTGAAACACAAAAGAAATTAGGTTTAGAAGTACATCATTCTAATCTATGTACTGAAATAACTTTACCAACAAGTGACAATAGAACAGCAGTATGTTGTTTGTCCTCTGTAAACTTAGAAAAGTATGACGAGTGGAAGAATGACACATTATTTATACCAGACTTAATTAGATTCTTAGACAATGTATTACAATACTTTATTGATAATGCACCTGAAGAATTATTTAGAGCTAGGTTTAGTGCAAACAATGAAAGAAGTTTAGGTTTAGGTGCTATGGGTTTCCATGCTTACTTACAATCTAAAGGTATACCGTTTGAATCTGTACTAGCGAAGTCATTAAATTTAAGAATATT